CCCCGCGTTAATACCGATACCAGCCCTCTGTGCAACGTATTTGCCAATAGCCATGTCAGAACTAAAGATACTATCGAGGGTGTCATCAATATCAACCAGAACACAAGATGCAAATTGACGAATTGGGGTCCGTACGCCCGCCATGATCGGGGTCGGGATGTTGAGCTTGTGCTTGCTGATTGCGTCGTAGTATCGTCGGACATAATTTAACCTCGTTTGTTTAGGGTATTCTGCAAAGATCGTCAATGCGATCATAATGTACATAAATTGTGGTGTTTCGTAGACTCCACCAGTACTTCTATCTTGTACCAGATATTTATCTACAACTTGCCGTAATCCAGCATATGTAAACAAAAAGTCACGTCCATGATCAATGTAACCATTAACTTTATCTATTTCTTCCTTAGAATATTTGGTAAAAATATCCTTATCATACACATCTATATTACAGCAACTCATAATATGTTGCTCTAAATGAGGAAGATCTCTTATTTTACCATAGATTTGCTTTCTTACAGCAAAAAGTAACAATCTTGCAGCAACAAATTGATAGTTTGGATGTTCTAGGTCAATAAGATCACTGGCACTCTTAATAAGTATTTCTTGTATCTCACCTGTAGTAATACCATCATAAAACTGAATACCAGACTGTATCTCAACTTGACTAGCAGAGACCCCTGCAAGACCCTTGGTTGCTTCCTCAACCATAACATGAATCTTTTCTAGGTTAAGGGGTTCTGTTCCTCTTCCGTTTCTCTTTTTAACAGTTGTACCGTTACTCATATTCGTTTCCAAGTAGTAAATTTGAGATTTGCTTCTAGTCCTTTATATATGTTTGATTCTACTATGCTCTGAACATCATGTCCAGCTAATACCATATCATTTATATCTTTTTCATAGATGTTATTTGGCCAGATGACGACCTTATCACCTCTGTCGATGGTGTTGGAGATTCTTGCCGTAATTTCCTTAGACCTTGGTTCGTTATCATAAACCCAAACAGGATCGCTAATACCCCACTTCCCAACATCACCGTCTGCACCGCACATAGCAATGCTATTGAGAAGAAACGTTGAGTCGAATGGACCTTCTGTAACGAAGACTGGAGCTCCTCTTCTGATCGTATCCAGTCCGTAGATCTTTGGTGCGTCATCAT